GATAGAGGTCTGTCTTAGTGCTTCTAAAATTGCATTTTTCATTAACATTTCCACCTTCTTCTTGCCTGACGAATACGAGAATTAGGGTCATTCTTTGTCTTAGCAGAAGAGTTTCTTAATTGTCCTGCACTTCTAGCGCAATATGACTTTCTTCTGTTAGCAGCTTTTGACCCTTTCTTCACTTTTCCAGTCACGGCTGTTTTTAACTTAGATCCAGGGTTAGCTGCTCTATAAGCTCTAACACCTTTTGCTGTCATACCTGCACCAGATTTAGTTGGTCGGTAATTAGCACCTGGACCTTTCGTAGTCTTTCTAATCGCCATTATTTTTTCTTTTTAGGCTTCTTAGCTGTTTTCGCTGCTCTCTTAAAGTTAGCTGCAGTTGGTGCACCTTTAGCACCAGGTTTTCTCATCTTCTCACCTGAGCCTGCCGCGATTCTTTTTTTCTTCGCATGTATGTTTGCGTATAGTCCACGTTTTGCCATTATTTTCTCCTTTTTGCTTTGCCGCCTTTTTTATAGCCCATTGCTTTAGCGACTTGTGGGGCTTTCTTTTTCAAGGCTCTCATGCCTTTTCCTTTTTTACCTGCTGGTATTGTTTTTTTCATTTTTGCTCCTTAGTTTTACAACTGCATCTTTTTCCAAAGATGATATTTATTATTTTAGTAAATAATTTTTTCACTACTTTTTTTTCTTAGCTTTTGTTTTTTTTTTAACAGATCCACCTTTTTTCATCATAGGTTTCTTCATCATACCGCCACCCATCATTTTTTCTCTAGGTCTGTTACCATAATCGTTTCTCATATTTATCTCCTATTTTTTTCCGTTACGGAAAATTTGTGTACCCTTTATACCAAAAATACTGGCAACTACAAGCACCCATAAATTGGTGAACCATTTTGGAAGTTCATGAAAGTACTCGAAGAACAACTTTACCTTCTCCATAGCAGTCGGATCGTCCGACATAACTGCCCACATAAGTACCACGATAGGGGCCGAAATTATAACGAGGACAAATTCATCCTTATAATCGTTTTGTCTCGCTTCTAATAATTTTCCTTGGTAAGTTTCCTCACCCCGAGCCATTTTTTCTGCATGCATTAATTGTGCATCAGACATAGCCATTTTTGTTTTCTGTCTATTACTGTAAATTTTGCTGCCAGCTTGTAATGCAATTTTTGCTAAACTGAACCAGGCCATATTAGAACCAAGTAGCTGTTTTCTTTTTGTCTTTTAACATAGCACGTCTGCCTCTAACTTCTACAGTCGTACCTTTGTCAATTTTGTTATAGACTCTATACTCGTTAGTTTGGATTTCTGATCTTGGATCAATTCCTACTTTACTTGGAGAGTCACTAACTTCAACACCACCTGTTGGAAATCCATCTTTGTTAACGCCTTTGTCTTTTGTGATTTTAACCATAATTATTTTTTACCTTTGCTTTTAAGAGCTCTGCCAAAACCTCTAACAGCAACTCCCGTAATTGTTGATCTTTTTTTTCTACCAGCACTTCCACCTTTTTTAGCTCCGCCTTCTCCGTATGGATTGTTTCTAGTTATGAAACCATCATCAGGTAAAAAACTATTATCTTGTAATGGTCCAATAGGGGCTGCAAAACCATCATTAGAAGTTGCGCTATTCATCATAGCATTTCTAGCATTTCTTTTTTTTAAAGCTCTTGCAGCTAAAAGTGCTGCGCCTACAGGCACGGCTACTTTAGCAGCTTTCTTTAAACCTTTTTTTAATTTTTTTAACATAGTGTCTCCTTTGTATACTATCTTTTAGGTCCTTTCAAGATCCTTACGTCTCTTTGTTTAAACCTATCATTTTCTATCTTTGCGTCAATACCCATTTGGGTCTTTTCTAACGAAGTATCAGCTCTTAAGTTAGCTAATTCCTCGTTTTGAGCTAATTTATCGTCATGTTGACCTTGATTCATCATAGACTTCATTCTGTCTAAATTAATCTTTTCTTGGCCTTCATTTTCTTTTCTTCTATCATCCATAGCTTTAAGATCTAGTTCTCTTGCTTTTAATTTAGCAATTGGATCGTTTCCTAGTTGACCCATAATCTTATTCTCTTCTTCCATAAATTCTTGTGTCATTTCTGCAATAAGTTTTGCTTTTCTAGACTCCATAGACAACTGCATACCTAATAACTGTTGTTGCATTTGCATAAATTGTGGAGATTGTTGCATTTGTGGTCCTTGCGCCATCAATTGTTGCATTCCCATTTGCATTTGTTGAACTTGTGCAATTTCTTCTCTAAATTCTACTTCAATTTGTTCTTGTGCCATCAAACTTATGTGTTCAAATATGTTTTTTTCTAATGCGCCTAAAATCATAGGGTTATTTCGTGCAATATTTGTTGACATAAAGTTTAAATGCGAAGTTATGTGCGCTGCATGGTCTTGACCTTTAAAAGCTTGGAAAGGTTTGCCTGTCATTGCTAAAATATTTTCTTGTGCAGGGTCCATTGGTGCAGGTTGTTGCGGCGGCGGCAAGATTTTATCAATATCTCTTACTCCAATTGCCGTATACATCGCTCTGTACGCTTCATATAAGTTATGAATTTGTGGATTTGACTGTGCAAGTTGTAATTCTGTTTGCGCCATTGTAATTCTTTGTGATTGTGAAAAAATATTTGGGTCTGCAACGGGTAAAATGTCAACTTTGTCATCAAAGTCAGTTACTTTTACATTTCTTTGACCTCCAACTACATCATATGGGTACTCAGGTGGTAAATAAGTTTTAAAAATTCCTGCTAATAATTTAAATTCACTTTTCATCGCCACATACAATCTTTTATGTATGGCTGACATGACCCTGGAGCCTCGCTCTAAGAGGGCAATAGTCGTTCCAACAGCTGCCTGCTGGTTGCCGTCACCGACTTGCATGTCAGCTATGGCGGCAAATCGTTGTCCTGCCTGTACTACTATTCCCATTAAAGATAATAACGTTTGTGAAGGCTCTTTAAAAGGAAGAGGCATGAACGCGTCTCTGATGTTTCCACCAGGTGCATCGACATCTCTGAATTCGCCAGGTTGTATAGACTGTGCTTCGTCTCTTACCCTGATACCACGCTGTTTAAATCCTGCAGGTAAATTACTTAAAGTACCTGCATCTAATAATTGTCTTAGAGCCGTTGTGGCAGTTCTTGATAAACCACCGATCATATGTATTAAACCAAAACCATAAAAACCTAGTCCTGGTAAAAATTTAAAATGAACAAAGTATTGTATTTTTGTTCTTGTAGGATCGTCTTGTTGATAATTTCTTCTAATAGATAAAATTTCTCTAGATCCCATTTCTAATGTTACAATGTATGGTAATTTAATTCCTGTTGGTTCACCGTCTTCACCTATATCTTCAAATCCTTCTAGATCTAAATCTAAATGACATTCAACAATAGAAAAAATATCTTCTTCTCTTGTTTTTGTAACACCTTCTAACTCTCTTTCCTTTTTCTCTACTTCTGTTTCTTGGTCATAACCAGGTTTGATTTCTACATCTCTATAAAAACCTGATACTTGTTGTTTTCTTAAATCGTTCTCTGACATTTTTAATGTATGACACACTGCTTCTGCATCTTCTAAAGATGACGCTGTGTAAGGCACAATTAAATCATCAGCCGGTACGAATTTAGAAACGGCTCTACCTAAAAGTTCATCGTATAAACTTTTTTAAATGTAGAGCCGCTAAGAGGGAGATAAAAAAGCATTTGATCGAACTCGGGTTCATACTCCTTCATCTTATCCATGAGCTGGTAGTTCATGAAATCTTTTACTCTAACAGATTGTTCTTCTTTAGCTCTGTCAGGTTTTCCCATGATCTGTGTATGTACAGGTCCTGTTGCGGGAAGTAATTCTTTGTAAGCTTGTGCTTGAAACTGTGTTACGGCTTCTGCTAGTACAGGGTGCGTGGCACCGGAAGCGCCTTGAAACGGTTGTGTAGGGTTTTCGTATTTAAACCCTAATAAATCTAATCCTTTAATATAAGAGTCTTCCCAATCTTTTCTAGATTGTTTGTACTGCATATAATTTTCGTAAAGTGTAGTTGCTAATGTTCCTAAAACATCGTCGGGTAATAAATCAGCTAAATTATCAAAGTGAGCTTCAGTTCCTGCTTGATTAACTGCACCAGGTTCAAAATTAATTTCAGCACCGCCGTCATCAGTTTGAGTTACTTCAATATCATCAGGTGAAGGTATTCTATCTTCTGTAACTTCTGTTTCTGTAACTGCTTCTTCGCCGGGTACGGTTATTGTTTGCTCAACGTTAGGAAGAGCTTTATCTATATTGTCGTCTGCCATTTATTTTCTCCGAGTTCTTAATTGTTTTAACTTGTTTTGTAGGAACATTCAAGCCTTGTGGATTTGGTCCACTTCTAGGTGGAATTAGGTTTGTTTTAACGTGTTGCATATTTGCAACAAGTGTTTTATTCTTTTTTGCCAAACATCCCCCTTCCTGACTTATATTCATCAGCTAATTCAAATAATGATATACCACTAGATAACGCTAAACCAGGTAATCCGAATCTTCTTGATATCATTTTAATAGCACCTGGACTTATACCTAATCTTAATGCTTTTGCTAATTTACTTGTTGCACCCATACCACGAGTTGCTTCTTTTGATAAACTTCCCATAGTTCCTGCAAGTGCTGGAGCTAAATAATTTAATGGGTCTGTTGCAATCTCATATCCAGAATCTCCTTCATAAAGTGAGCTAGCAACATTTAAAGGTGTTAATGCAGCAATACCTAGTGGTGTAGCAAATCCAGATAAAGCTTTTCCAACAGGTCCTAGAGCTGCTCTTGCTGGACCCATGGCTGGTCTGGTTTTCTTAACACCGTCAACTATTCTAGTAAAAGGTTTTCGTCTTGCTTGATAAACGGAACTGGCACCGGGAATTGCAGCACCTGTTACAGCAAGTTCTGCACCTATTGCAGACTCATCTAATAATTCTGGTGCATCGCCAATAGCGTCCATTCTCTCTTGTCTTTCTTTTTGATCGATCGTGTCAAGAATCATGGCGTTAGCTTGTGCATCGTTTGTTAAATACGTTGAAGGGTCATCGTTCATAAATTTTTTAACCAGGGCTCCTCCGCCTACACCAAGTCCTGCTCCAATTGCAAATCCTTTTCCTTTGGCTGCAAAATTTAAAAAAGATCTAGCTGCATTTCTAACTTTACCTAATGCTGCTGATGTTGGTTTTACGTCCTCTAATTTTTTAGCAACACCTAATGGATCTCTTCTTACTTCTGCTTCACAACTAGCTGTACCACCTCCTACTAATTTATTTAAAATTACTTTACATGCGTAAGGTGAGTCAGTAATAGCTTTAACAAAGTTTTTCTCAAAGTTAGGTTCTTGCATAGCAGTCGATGCGCCTTTAATTAAATTTGAAAAATACTTTTCAGGATTTTGTGGTTTGATTCCATAGTTTTTTCCACCTAACTCTAATCTTATATTATTTTTAATAAGTTCTCCCGTCCGTGTGTCTATATTTTTTGATTTACTTATTGTTTCAGCTAATACGTTAAGATCTCTTCTTAAAGGTTGCACGTTACCTATATTTTTTTTAACTCCTTCTGCATGATGAATTTCAATTGCACGTTTTGCTCTATTAATTCCTTCGATTCCATTTTTATCTGCAATAACTTGAAGAACATCATTCAACCAGACTTTTTTAGAATCAAATCCTTTTGGAAGGTATTTAACCATTGTTGGGTAATTAGAAAGAGGGGTTCTAGATCTTTCTGCAATTCCAAAAATTTTTTCTATTTCTTTGTATTTAGGGTGTGTGTTAATATTAGCATATGTATATTTTTTACCCGTAGATTTTTCTATAAAACCTTTAATTCTATTATCGCTAGCAAAAGGTTTGTTTGGTTTTTCTAAAATAGGTTCATAAACATTATCTCCTGCTCTATCCATTTGTGCAAAAGTCCATCCACGTGGCTGTCTAAGTTTTACTTCATTTGGATATCTGTAAGGCTTTGGCTCATCTAAATGAGTACTTACAGCTTTATAATTAGGGTGACTTCCTGGAATTCCAAATTTGCCTGGTCTGCTAAAATCAAATTCTATATCAGGAAAAGCTTTTACCAACTGTTGTTGCTCATACTTAAATAATGGAGCATAAGCTGGTTTAAAACCTCTTCTCATAAAATCATTTACTTTAAAATAAGATTTATCTTTAGGACTAAAACCAGATTTACCTTTAGAAAAATCTGCATCAGGAAAATACTTTTTAATTATTTCTTGCTTTCCTTTTGCTAAAGGAGTGAACATATTTCTTTTCTTAAAAATTCCTTTATTTAGTCTTAGTTTTTCTCTAACAATTTGTTTTTCAGCTGACGGAATTTTATCGTAATCTGGAGAGGATATTTTATTTTCTTCGTAAAGAAATTGAGATGCTTTTTTTAATTCTGATTTTCTATAATTTTTACCAAATTTTTCGTAATTAATTTGTCTTGGAGAGCCCTCTCTTTTGCTGTCTAACCAAGCCTGCCCTTCCTCTATAGAATTGAAATATTCTGCTTCGTAGTTTTTACCTGCTCTTCCAAATTCAGGTATTCAATTTAA